GGATCGTTGGCCACCAAGTCCCATCGCCCAATAATAGCGGCGCGTTCATTAAAACCGCGCTTACGTAGGAAACCGCGCGCTGATGTACCTCCTTGGGGGTTAGTGGCTCCGCCCCATTCCCAATAGGTTTCGCGATATTTGAAGTGTGAAGGGATTCCATATTTATCTGGCTCCGTGTTGGGTTCGATCGCATGGGCGATGATGATCTCGCGAGTGAGGTTCGCGCCGTCTTGGAAGTCATAGAACTGGCGAACCATTGGCGAAGTGGCTTCCCAGCCAAACTCGTCTACGGTCTGGGCGATGGTATAGGTGAACTCGCGATAGAAGATCACTGGGCGGTATTTGCCGTCGATGTCGACGTAGTATTCGCCGAAGGCTGGGTTGATGCAGTTGATGACGTCGTCGAAATCTTCGTAGATTAGCATCACGGCTGTGCCGAAGACGACGAGATCGAAGTAGAAGATGGCCATTGCGGTGTAGAAGTTAGACTCCGCAAAGATCAGGTACATCAGGCGCTCGCATTCAGCGAGCCAGAGGGAGACTGGGCTCGTTTGGGTAGAATCAAGGCGACCGATTTTGAGCTTGAACCACGGCCGAGTGGGAGACGAAATACCAGACATCATCCCCGCAGCTAGATTTCGAGCGGCAAGGGTCCCAGTGGAATCTAGGATATGCTGGTTGATAGGTGATCCGCGGTTCATCTGGTTCTGGGTAATCAGCCATTTGTATCTCCTAGGGAGGATGTAATCGGCGAGTTCTCTCGCGTGGGTCCACCAACTGTAGCGATTGTTGCGGAGGCCGAGTAAGCGGCCCTGCTGGAACCGGCGTAAGCGCAGGTCCTTCTCGGAGACGTGTTCCTCATAGAGACCGCTAAAGCGTTGGGTAGCGAGGGTGCTCATTTGATGATCTTTAGCTTCTTGCGTGGTGGCTTACCAGCGCGGGCGAGTGGGTCTTTGCCTTGCGGAACCGGGGAAGAAAGCTGGCCTTGGCCATGCATGTCTGCCGCGGCGATTAGGTAGTTCGCGGGATTGATCCCGGCTGTGGCTTGGGATTTGGCCATTTCATCTGGGGGTAGCATCGGGGCTGTTGGCATTAGCTACTCATTATGGCCATCGAGTGGAGACGAACTATCTTGTATTGGAAACAAGATAGTAGTGGCTTTCAAATCTTGCTCAACACTATTAGTCATATAAGCAGCCGTAACAGTATGAAGCTTACCCAACTCGGCAACAAACTCCGCTGCCATCTGATCAATATCACTAGCACTGTTATTATGATGAGAACCAGTAACGTGGATTGAAATCAAGCATTGTCCCATCGTGGCCTCCTACTGCCCTATCAATTGCTTCCCGCCAGTGTTAGCGCCCGGCGACGGAAGTGCTGTGGTACCGAGGAAACTCGCGGTTGTGCTTTTTCGCCCGGGCTTCTGGCCTGGAGTCTGACCGAAGACCGGCGGTGGCGGTACAGCTGCTGGAAGCTGTGGGAGGGGTTGTTGCGGGGTTTTCGGGGTCATCGGGTACGGATGTTTCTGACTGAGGTGGGTTTCGTTACAACCGCCGGTGTTTCAGCCACATTGATGACGTGTCCCGCTGAAAGGTTGTGCGGCATTTGGACATCGAAAACCGAGCCGGAGAGGACGATCTGCCATTGGCCATCGAGTGGCATGTAGACATCTTGGGTTAGCTGGAGCCGTTGGTTTGCCATTAGGCTGCCTCTAAGGGATCGAGTTTGGTTAAGCCTGCAAGGCCATGTTCGGAGATATGGTGACTAAAGGGACCATCGACGTGTTCACGGATGGCTTCATATGACTTGCCATCATCTTTCTCAACATATACAACGGCATAATCGCCCTCACGACGAAGCCAGATTCCTTTGATGGGTACTAATGGTCCGTGTGACATTCAGGCTGCCTCCATAAACTTCTGGTCGAAGGGATTGTATTCGGTTTGGTGGATTTCCACCTGCGGACCTTCGCGGCCTGCGCCAGCATGCGGGGCAAGTGGGCCACCGAAGGACAGCGCTAGCGCGTCGAGGTCGTCTAGGACCAAGCCAGGGTTTTCATCCATCAGGTCTTCTTTGGAGATCAGGAGAATCTCGTCGTTCTTGTTAAAGGTATAGCGGATCGCTAGCATGGCGTTGCGGAGGTCGTTGTCCTTCGGAAGCATTCCGCCCTTGACCCAACTGCGCAAGGCCCCATACATCGCAGCCCGCATGTTGGCGTATTTCTCTCCGGTGTTATCGTTGTTCGTGCCAGTTATGGAATCCTTAGCACCAAATTGTATCTCCCATACATGTAGATGCTTTGCACGACAATTATCGACAACGCCTCCACCAACTCCGCCACCGTCAATGAATATCCCATCAGGATGCCATTGGGTCCAACAATCAAATACCCAGTTGGCGAGTTCAACAGTGTTAATTCCATTGAAGACCTTTCTGTCGATGGTGCGGGCGTCACGGCCCTTGCGGGGGAAGATAACCGAGTTGTTGCGCCCATAGCGCGCAACGTCGACCCCTATTGCTAGCGGTGTCTGTGCGTCTACGTAGACTGATCGATCGTCGGCCATCGCCGCGTCGATTTCTGCCGCGGAGAAGAACTCCATGAGGCCTTGGCGCGGGAACTGGCCAAGGATACGGATGCGAACGTAATCAGAATCGTCGCCGTAGGTTTTGATCAGGCGCTCTGCACGGGCTTGATTGTAGATCGGAACGGTGCGGGAGTCGATCTGGGTACAGTGCCAGAAGGAATGGTGCTGGCCACCGTCGAAGCACTCGCGGAAGCGGCCAGTATTGCGGGTTGGGTTACCGCAAACGAGCCAGATTAGCTGGGTATCGCGATCGGAGAATGCGCCTTCGGCCGTTTCCCAGATAATGTCTTCGATCTCCGAGGCTTCGTCGAAGATCATCAGCATTCGCTTGCCTTTGTTGTGTAGCCCGGCGAAAGCTTGCGGGTTGGTCTTCGACCATGGGATCATATCGATCCGCCAAGTGCGCTCGCGCTCGGGGTCTTTGGAGACGAGGGAGGTGGCGTTGAGGGTAAAGAACTCACGAGAGAACCAGCAAAGATTGAACCACTTGCCGAGTTCCGCCCAGGTTTTGGTTTTCAGCTGGGTCTCGGTATTGGCGGTGATGACCCCGCGGCAGTCTGGGAAGGTCATGAAGGCCCAAAGGGTGATCTGGGCCACGGTGGTGGATTTAGCAATGCCGTGGCCGGAGGCAATGGCTTCTTGGATTGCTTCGTCGGCGGTGATTAGGCCGAGCCGAATACGCTCCATGAGGGCCTGAGCCCAAGGCATAGGCCCAGTGTAGGCCTCGAGTTGGGTCCCTACCTCGCCCCAAGGGAACGCGCCCATGACGAAGGCGAGAGGGTCGTCGCGGACTTCCGCAAGCCATTCGAGTAGCTGCTCTTGCCAATTCGAGGAGGGAGAGCGCTCAGAGACCGAAGAGCCATACCAGGAAATCCGATCGAGCATCTCTCCCTCCTCTACATCCGCCGCCGGAAGCCAGCCGAAGCGACGGCGGATTTGGGGCCCTCAGGAGCTGGGGAGAGCTCCTGAGGGTTCGACACCAAAGCGCGAGCCGGGGGCGGGTTCGCCTTGGCATCGATTACTGCGGCTTGGCCTCTCGCGGCCATCATTTGCTCCATCCGCTTTGCGAAGTCGAGGTTGATATTGGTGTTGATGGTTTTCTTCGAATAGCCGAAGCGATCGGCACGATCGCTGGTTATTGCGAGCAAGGTCTTTAACGGGATCAACTCACCTTCGTGGTCTGCGCGGTCGAGATGGTCTTCGACCTGGCGCTCTGCACGGAGCATGTTCGAGGTCGCGGTTTCATAGAACTCGTCTAGCGATTCGACATAGGCCTTGTCATTCTTGCTGCGGTACTCCGCGATCAGCTGCTGGAAGGCCGGGTCCATCTTGAGCGTGGAAAGTCGCATAGACGAATAGCCGGTGATTCGGAGAATCTCCTCAGTCCGAAGCCCTGCGGCGCAAAGCCTCGCAAGGCGATGGTGGGTATCGCGGAAATGCTTGACGCGAGGCACCACCCGCTTCTCACCCTTCAGCCGTGCTAGGTCCTCCCGTACAAGCACTCGCACCGCGAGGATTCGTGGTGGCTTCGCAATTGCTCCGCGGTGCAGTTCCTTCTTCACAATCGTCTCCAACTCGCTCGTCGGGGTTCGGGGTTCGGTGGTAGCATTGGCACAGTGTTAAGCAGTTCCTCTAGCGGTA